TTTCCGCATGCGATTTGTGCTGGCCACCAATTCTTGGTACCGGATCGCTTGATCATGGCCACAAAATCCAAAACATCAAAATCCAAAACATCTGTCAATGCGGCTGGAAATTACACCAAGCCGACGATGCGTAAACGTTTATTTGAGCAGATCAAGAGCAGCTCTGTGCAGGGCACCGCAGCAGGTGAATGGAGCGCCAGAAAAGCTCAATTGCTGGCAAAGAAGTACAAAGAAAAAGGTGGAGGCTACAAGTGAAAGCTTCTCAAAAAAGCCTTAAAGATTGGGGCGCGCAGAAATGGCGAACCAAGTCAGGAAAGCCGTCAAGCGAGACTGGAGAGCGCTACCTGCCTGAAAAGGCAATCAAGGCACTCACGCCTGCCGAGTACGCAGCCACTACCAGGGCCAAGCGAGAAGCCACAAAGTCTGGCAAACAGTTTTCCAAACAGCCCAAGAAAGTGGCTGCAAAAGTTGCGAGGTACCGCTGATGGCCACCAAGAAAGACCCCAGGCTGGAGCGTGCTGGCGTCGAGGGCTTCAACAAGCCCAAGCGCACGCCATCGCATCCGACCAAGAGCCACGTCGTTGTGGCCAAGGCTGGCGACCAGATCAAGACGATCAGGTTCGGCCAGCAGGGCGTCTCTGGGTCTCCGAAGCGCGAAGGCGAGAGCAACGCCGACAAGGCACGGCGCGAGTCGTTCAAGGCCAGGCACGCCGGCAACATTTCCAAGGGCAAGATGAGCGCTGCCTACTGGGCAGACAAGGTGAAGTGGTGAGGCCATGCAGATACCAATCCTGAACGGCATCTACACCGACAACGGCCCGGACCTGCGCACGAGCTACCCGGTCAACATGGTGCCGGTGCCAAAAAACAGCGGCATCAGCTCCGGCTTCCTGCGACCTGGTGACGGCATCGTGGCCAACGGCAGCGGCCCAGGCGTGGACCGTGGCGGTATCAACTGGAACGGCACCTGCTACCGTGTCATGGGCACCAAGCTGGTGACCGTGGCAAGCAGCGGAGGTGTGACCGTGCTTGGCGATGTGGGCGGCCCTGTCAGCGAGCTGGTGACAATGGACTACAGCTTCGACCTGCTTGGCATTGCGTCAGGTGGTCGTCTGTACTACTGGAACCCGGCCACCAGCACATTGGTCCAGAACACCGATCCAGACCTTGGCGTGGTGCTCGACTTCTGCTGGGTGGATGGCTACTTTATGACCACTGATGGCGTGAACCTGGTGGTCACCGAGCTGTCGAACCCGCTGCAGGTCAACCCGCTGAAGTACGGCAGCTCTGAAGTCGATCCAGACCCGGTGGTGGCGCTACTCAAGCTGCGCAACGAGGTCTACGCACTCAACAGAAACACCATCGAGGTGTTCGACAACGTCGGTGCCGAGTTCTTTCCGTTCCAGCGCATCGACGGCGCACAGATTCAGAAGGGCGTCATCGGCACCTTCGGCTGCTGCGTGTTCATGGAAATGGTCGCCTTCCTCGGCAGTGGCCGCAACGAGCAGCCAGGCATCTACATGGGCGCGAATGCTACGGCCACCAAGATCAGCACGCAGGAGATCGACGACCTGCTGATGAATTACACCGAGGCCCAACTAGCCACCGTCAAGTTGGAGGCACGCAACGACAAGGCGCACCGGCATCTATACATCCACCTGCCTGACCGCACGCTGGTCTACGACGGCGCGGCCACGCAAGAACTGAACGAAATGGTCTGGTTCACGCTGACCACCACCACGGTCGGCTTTGCGCAATACCGTGCGCGCAACTTGGTCTGGGCCTACGACAAGTGGCTGGTCGGCGATCCGCAGTCGAGCAACATCGGCTACCTGGTGGACACCATCGGCACGCACTGGGGACAAACGGTGCGCTGGGAGTTTGGCACGCTGATCGTCTACAACAAGGGCAACGGTGCGCTGTTCCACGAGCTGGAGCTAGTGGCGCTGACAGGTCGTGTGGCGCTTGGCGTCGATCCTCAGATCAGCACCAGCTATTCGCTGGACGGCCTGTCGTGGAGCCAGGACAGGTTCATTCGTGTTGGCACCATCGGCAACACCAAGAAGCGCCTGGCCTGGTTCCAGCAGGGCAACATGCGCAACTGGCGCATCCAGCGCTTCCGTGGCGACAGCGACTCGCACATCGCATTCGCACGCCTTGAAGCGCAGATTGAAGGGTTGGCATACTGATGGCCGTCAATCCTCTCGTCCCACCTCTCAGACTCACACGAGATCAGCTCGCCACGTTCCTGAAGGACCACGAGCAGATCAAGCAGTTCGAGAACCTGTTTGCCATTGCGGCAGAGGTTGCACCTGACAACCTGCAGGCCGCAACCCTCCTGGCCGGCAATGCAGATGCCAAGGCCATCCAGGCACTCGGCATGATCGCTGCGCTGGCGCAGGAGTTGGCAGTCTCTGACTCTGTCAGCGACGTGAAAGCCACGCAGGCGCTCGATCAGATCGCCATCTTGGCCCAAGACGCGGCAGTCAGCATCGCGTCAGTCGAGAACAAGGCCAACCAGGCGCTGGCGATGTTTTCTAATCTACCCGCATCCGTGCGATCAAATCAGGTGCTGACATGGCTTTCGATGTAATAACACCAACCAAGCTAGGGCAAGCGGCCATCACAACAGGTGTTACTACGCTTTACACCGTCCCAGCCAATACTCGTACTCTTCTGAAAGAATTCAGCATCGCCAACACCACAGGCGCGGCCATCAATGTGCGAGTTTTTTTGGTTCCTGTTGCTGGCACTGCCGGAACAGGCAATGCGTTCTTATACGATGTTCCTGTGCCAAATGCTGATGCGCTGCAATACAACGGCATCGAGGTGCTGAATGCAGGCGACACCATTCAAGTTCAAGCTGCATCGGCAGGTCTTACCATCATCGCCAGCGGCGGCGAAGCCACATAAAGGAAATCAATATGACCGTCACCGTAAAAACCCTAGTGCCTCCAAAGCAGATGGAGGCCGTCCAGACCACGCAGTACACAGCCACAGCCGCCAAGGCGCTGATCGACAAGGCCACCGTCACCAACACCGACACGGTGAACCGCACGTTCAGCGTGAACTTGGTGCAGGTTGGCGGCAGCGCTGGCAACGGCAACCTGATCATCGACGACCGCACCGTCGTGCCTGGCGAGACCTACCTGTGCCCCGAGCTGGTCGGACAGGAACTGGACCCTGGCGCGTTCATCAGCACCATTGCCAGCAATGCCACGTCTCTGACGCTGCGCATCTCCGGCCGCGAGATCACCTGATAGGAGAACCACATGGACTACGCAAAAATGCCCAAAGTGATGGTGGCCGGCTTCGGTGGCCTGCCCATCGAGGAGCCGTTCATCACCACAGCCGAGAACAAGAAGAACACCCAGACGGCCATCAACGACTGGATGCTCGGCCCAGCCAAGCCTACCAACGAGCGAGGCGCGAACAAGCCCTACTGGATGGCGCTGGCCAAGGCCATGCAGGTTGACGAGGCCGAGGCCCGTCGTCGGCGCTGCTCCAACTGCGAGTATTACGACAACTCGGTCATAACCCAGATCAAGATGGACCGCATCCCCTGGAACGAGTGGGACGTGGACGCTGGCTTCCGTGGCTACTGCAACAAGCTGGACTTCATCTGCCACGATCTGCGCGCCTGCCAAGCCTGGGAAGAGCGCGAGTTCGAAGAGGATTGACCAAATGGCAAATTGTGGGAAAATAGGGCTGCTGAGCCGATTGAGCCGCCAGCAGCTCATCCGACCACTGGAGTGTTGCGCGCATGGGTAATGTCGATTGGCTGAAGGAAAACCTGCAAAGGGTTTTCGCGCTGCCTGCGCCGGCCGTCGAGTGGCTGCTCATGCTTTGGAACGCAATCCAGGTTTTCGACGATGTCGCAGATGGCGATCCTGTCAAGCGCGAAGACCTCAACGCTACCATCTGGAACACGTTGGTCGGAATGAACCAGAACACCTTCTGGCAGGCCAACTCTCACACTCTTGCGCCCGTCGTGGCGTCCATGATCCTCAAGTGGCAGGCTTCCGACCAGGCCGAGCGCGCAGGCAAAGCCGACGCACGCTCATTCGTCTGGCGTGCAGGCTACTATGACGTGGTGCTGATGGTCGTGGCTCTGTGCCACGGCACGCAGCGCGCCACCGAGTCTGCGCAGCAGGTCATGGAGCTGTACGGCGAGACGCTAGAAGACTACATGAAGGAGTTCAGCCATGCCTAATCCAATCATAGCGCTAGTCGGCGGCGGCGCGACACTGCTCGGTGCATCCATGCAGTCGCGCGCGGCGCGATCCGCAGCGCAGACGCAGGCCGATGCGGCGGGGGCCGGTGTCGCCGAGCAGGCGCGGCAGTTCGACGAAATGCGCCGCCTGCTCCAGCCGTATGTTGATGTAGGCCAGCCTGCGCTGCGGGCGCAGCAGGCGCAACTGGGCCTGCTCGGGCCGGAAGAACAGCAGGCGGCGATCCAGCGCGTCTCGGAGAGTCCGCTGCTCCAGGCGCTTACCCAGCGCGGCGAGCAGGCGCTGCTGCAGAAGGCGTCGGCTACTGGCGGCTTGCGCGGCGGCAACCTGCAAGGGGCGCTCGCGCAGTTCCGGCCGGCCATGCTGCAGGCGGCGCTCGACCAGCAGTACGCTCGACTTGGCGGGTTGACGACGCTCGGGCAGCAGTCGACCGCTGGTGTCGGATCGGCTGGCATGGCGACCGGTGTGAACACCGCCGAACTGCTCGGGCGCGCTGGCGCGGCGCAGGCTGGAGGCATCATTGGCGGCGCTGCTCCGTTTGTCCAGGCAACGCAACTGCCCCGCCAACTGGCGGCGTTTCAGTTTGCGCGCGGCGGTGGATTCGGCGGTGCAAGAGACCCGGCCGCCAACATTGGCTACCTGCAGCAGCAGTTTGGCGCAGGCAACGTCTACGGATTCGGCGGCGGTGGAACATTGCCCGACATAATCACGAACTTCTCGGACTTCTGACATGGCAACCGGCCCCATCGACTACACGCGCGGCTTCGGGCAGATCAGCCCGTTCGGCAACATCCTGCAAGGGCTGGAGGCTGGCGCACAGTTTGCCAACATCGAACAGATGCGCGACCTCCGAGGCTTGCAGATACAGGCGACGCAGCAGGCGCTGGAGCGCGAGGCGGCGCTGTCCGGTGCCATGACTGCGCTGGCCAACAACCCGAACCCGACGATCCAGGACTACCGGCGCGTCGCCATGATGCTGCCCGCCGACCGCTCAAAAGCCCTGATGGCGCAGTTTGACACGATGACCGCAGCAGGCCAGCAGGACGAGCTGCGGTTCGCTGGCAACGTGCTGGCGTCGATCCGATCCGGCTCGCCGGATGTCGGCATCGGTCTGATCCGCGAGCGCA